GGGCCAAAAGCCCTCACTACACCCTCTCATATCTTCGACAGTGTATCCGAAGATATGCCAATCCAATTCATACGAGGACAATCATGGGACAGTATAGAACTAGACGTCGTCCGTATAAGGAAACTCCTTATACGGCGACTTCGTGGGCAGGCCCGGGTTATCAAGCCCAGACCTACTTCGATAAGTCTGTTCTTACTGGGACCGAGGTAACTCGGTCGTTCGAAGGAGGGGCGTGGCCTTTACAAAAGGTTATACGGGAACGTGAGGCGCAATTGCCAAACGCTCCTGTTGTTCGCCCCCTGGTTGATCTTGGAAACGAATTCACCAGTACAAAATCCGAATTTAAGGTCTCTCATATGAGGGCCCTTATAACCGGTTCTGATGGTCGTTTCTATAACGGACCGCTAATTCCGCGGTACGCTGTGGCTCAAGCATATCCTACGATTCCGAACTACGATTCAGAACTGATCGTACAAGGAACTAAGGCAATTCGCTTGACACTTCCCACACAACCAGAAGCCTCTCTTGCTACATTTCTTGGCGAGATTATCAGTGATGGCTTGCCAACACTGGTTCTTGGTAACTATTTCCGTGATCACACGAAGAGCCTTCTCAGAAACTCTGGGAAGGAATATCTCAACGTGCAATTCGGATGGTTGCCTCTCATCAATGATTTGAAGAAGATGGCCATTGCTGTCAAGAACTTTAATAAGATCTTGACTAATTATCGCAATGGCGCCGCCACGGTAACGCGGCGGCGGCATAACTTTCCTCCTACCATGACCGGATCGTCGCTCATAACGAATGCGCAACAATTTGATGTTGTTGCAAATCCGTTTCCGAGTAACATGTCCGGGACTGGGTATCTTGATGTTAATCGTTTGATCAACACCAAGACTTGGTTCTCAGGTGCCTATACTTACTATATTCCTACCGGAGATTCTATCTTCGATAAGTTTATGGAGTACGGGACTCTAGCAGATAAACTGCTAGGTACTGCCTTAACACCGGCAGTCGTCTGGGAACTTACCCCGTGGTCCTGGTTGGCCGACTGGTTCTTCAATGCCGGAGACGTTATTGCTAATGCCTCTGCATTGAGTTCGGACAACCTGGTTCTGCACTATGGTTATAT